CGGGGTTTACAACCCGAAAGGGGATTCAATATTATAGGCGTAGCTTTATGCGAGGCTTTATAGTGTCAATAACCTACCGCCATAGGTGTGTTGACGTGCACTGTACCACCCATATAACCATGATTAATAAAATTAAATATGAGTGTCGACTACCATATACGGTATTGGTAGCTGTATTAGAGTCCGTCAAGCTAACACGAGACAGGTTAAACTCTGAAGAACAACCTAGATTGGTGAGATCTTCGTCAGTTCCTCAGAGTCCTCCTGACACTTTGACCGACTACCGAGGTGGCCTCACCACCGCCCACAGTGGTTTACGTGTTAGTACCAACGGTGCTGGTTCCGTCATTGTTAAACCAGACTCCATTTGTAGAGAAGATATCTCTACAAATGGTAGTGGTAACCCCTGGCCACAAACCTATATTAGGGGGAAAAACCCATTACGTGACGGTGCGTATGGTGACCATTATGGTCGAAACTATGAGATGATTGGCAAGCCACAACCCGGCACAAAGGCTTTGATGCGTGTTGGTTTGTGGGGGGGCGCCCGGCGAGATGACAGATCTGTGCAGAGACGTTGGCAGATCGTTAATTCTGAGAATAGAGGGCTTGAAGAAAAGTTAGGTGAACTCGATGCTCAACTCGAGGAGCATAAAGGCTACCAACCCCCAAACATCCAAAATGTTGCACCGAACCAAATTGTTGTTCAGGTCCCACCTGATCGTGACGCTAAACAATTTGCAGATTTTCAACTGTCCCTACGTTTGTTTAGGGCAACTGTACGTCAATACTTGAGATCCCAAGACGTTACTTTAAAAAGGGTCAAAATGCTCAATGCACGCATCCTCATAGATGCGAAGCAGGCGGGCATACCCGTCGACAAATTATGTCCAGACGGCAAGACGTGGTACCATCACGCACACAGAATTATGAGTGAGGAGGTCGTAAAAGACCAAAGAATTCTGTCAGATTGGGATGTGTTTAGGATGGAACACGCAAACTCTTCTGATTGGGTGAGTTGGGCTAAAGATTTGTTTAAGTATGTGAAATATCATCCTTCGATAATCATAGAGTGTTTTAAAAACATGTCTTATGCCCAAAAATTGCCAATTATGTTGTTTTTCGGATATTATGCTACTCCTATGTTGTACAAGTTGTTAAAGACGGTACTGCGTTTATTTTGGAACTCTCGTTCCGGTAAACTCAGTTTACTCGGTTCAATTTTATACACATTTATGAGACGTCGAGCACCCCGAGACGACATTATGTCAGAAGAGATCAGTGATGTCGGTGATTATTGTACCGGCATGAACGACCTCACTGGAGTTACGCTTGGAGAAGGTTGCACTATAAACCGACTACCGAGGTTCATATGTAAGCCAGTGAGATACCAGATGGGTTTTACCATCAATAAACAAGTATGGATTCCTAGGACGTGCACACACAATGAACTAACAGCTCTGGTATATCGACAATTATTACCAGCTGTTGGTGAATCTCAGTTGCGTGTGAAAGCGTGGAGGACAGGTCGCCAGACTTTTCTTCAGGAGTTCATGTTGCCCGTGTTTGGACCAATAGCCAATGCAGAGGAGATTGTACAGTACTCACAACGCATTGGTGGTAGTAGGGGTGATGTTCTTAGGAACGCTTGGGAAGTGATGGCTGCGGGCACGTTTGACGTGAACGTAAACACCAAAATGTTTGTTAAAGTAGAATGGTTGACGGGAAAAGTAATATCTAAACGTTATCCAAGAGCCATATCAGGCAAACATGATACATATTTGATGTATGGTGGACCCACTTACTACAAATGGCAGAAAGACGTCGTCGCAGCAAATTTTTCAAACTTTCATGATTGTGCTTCAAAGGACTATATATACACTGGTGGCATGAATGCCACTGAGATCGGTATGCTGATAACATACTTCGAAATGCAAGGATTTCATGCATTGGAAGGTGATTACAGTAAGTACGATGGACATACCGAAATTGAAGCCATACATGAAGAATTGAACATCTACAGCGCCTGTGGCATGCCAGCTGACATACATAAGTTGATGCGGTTGGCTATGACCCGAAGAAAAGGCATTTCCAAAACAGGTATAGTATATTCCTATACTGGTAAATTCGACTCAGGACTGATCAACACTTCCTTGGGCAACACATTACGTGGTTTCATGGCACTCGCCTACTTTAAGCAGAAACTTAAAGATAGCAACCTGTGGCAACATGGACAACGTATTGTAGTTTTGCAGTTAGGTGATGATAATGTGATACTTTGTCGACATAAAATACCAGATTGTGCTTTATTGTTTGCACAATGGGCTAATGACCTAGGTATGATTTTGGAAATAATAGAGCGAGATGATTATGATTTGCTGGAATATTGTTCCATGAGATTCTGGAACACAGGCGATATGCGGGTGCTTGGTCCTAAACCAGGCAGAGTACTGTCCAAAAGCTTCTTACCACACAGGAGTGTTGAGGATGTGAGGGAACACATTTTTACTGTGGCACAAGGATACAAATACTTCAATTGGGTACCCGTTTTGGGGGCCGTTGTCGATTCTATTTGTCCTAATTACCCCACTGTGTTACCACCACAACCCGACTGGCAGGTCACGCTCGACCATAAAATTGACGTTGATGCTGATACCATCGCGACACAGTTCTATAAAATTTATGGGTTTTATGCCGATGAATTCAAAGATAGTGTCAACAGTGTCGACTGGTCGAGACCCGGGTTCAGATACACCCACCCGTTATTTGACACCATCATGACTGTTGATGGCGCTATGGTGATGGGAGCTGATCAAGACGCACAGCTCCATAACCCACCTAGGGCCTAGATCCTTGACCGCAATGTCGTTAAACTACTTGACATGGTGTCTGGTTGGTTGACTACAACTAATTGCCCTACGGGGTGACTGCGGTGTGTACACATTTGGGCGTAGTATAAACGATACCCTAGCATTGCTTTGCTTTGCGTGTTCCAGTTTGGGTTAGTGCCCCTCTCTGGTCCTATTCATATTACTAAGAAAAACAATAAAAATCCACGCAAAGTTTCTCGGAAACCTAGAGCAAAATTTCCGAACGCCAATGGTCAAGGCGTGAAAAAGACCAGCCTCGCCAGGCAATTGGCAACCGCCGGGTTGGGTTCCTTAGGTGGTTATTTAGGTGGTCCTCTCGGTGCATCTGTTGGTGCAAAGGGGGCCGGGTGGTTGTCTGACGTTCTCGGTTTTGGTGACTACGAGATCAAATCCAATTCCGTCCTAGACGGAAGTGCATTAGTTCATGCAACTACCAACGTATCCGGAGTACCTAAATTCAATTCAACAAAACATTCTGTCAGATTGTCCAATCGTGAATACCTTGGTGACATAAGCTCCACGGTAGCGTTTGCTGACACAAGTTTTGCTATCAACCCAGGACTCGCCACTTCTTTCCCGTGGTTGAGTTCTGTAGCCGCGAATTTTCAACAATATAAATTTCACGGTTTACTATACGAATTCGTTTCAACGTCAGCCAATGCTTTAAATAGTACGAATACTGCATTGGGTACTGTTATTATGTCCACGCAATACAATGCCATGCGTGCTGCTTTTACGTCCAAGTTGGAAATGGAACAATACGAGTTCGCATGTTCGGGAAAGCCTGCCGAGAACCTACTGCATCCTGTTGAATGCTCCCCTAATGAACGTGTCATTGATTTTGGCTATGTCCGTGATGGAGCTGTACCATCTGGTGAAGTGAAACAATTCTATGATCTAGGATTATTTCAAATTGCCACTGTTGGAATGCAGGCTGCAGCTGTTATAGGTGAGCTGTGGGTTACTTATGACATAGAATTATTGAAACCTCGCATTAATCCAGGTGGACTTAGCCCAGGGCTAGTCACCAGAATTGCGAATGGTGGTTATACCAATACTAACATTTTGGGTAGTATACAGGTTTCCCCCGTTGGTAACCTTGGTGCCACCATATTCGCCACTGGTGGCGGGTTTGATTCTATTTTGATACCCTCAAGTATCTCCGCAGGTAGACTATTGGTTAATGTAACGTGGTTCGGTACTGCTGCCGTCTTGACCCTACTTCCGCCTGTCTTAACGAATTTGACATTGTCGACCGTTTATAGACTGGGCACTATTGGTCAAGTATTCGCGCCTCAAACTGGTGTGACTGCGTCCACAGCTACGTATTTACTCGAGTGCACAGTTGATGGATACAGGGCTGCCGGATCCACCATAGTCTTTCCAAATGGTCCTATCGTATTACCGTCAGCGGGTGCTGATGTTGATATACAAGTGGTTGTTGTTCCACTTTCCGATAGTTTTATCTAGTACTATACAACCGTGATGCACATTGAAACCCATAAGGGGGGTACGTTGCATCTACCTGGGC